CCCCGCCGTCAAGGGCAAGGGATCCGTCGAGGATGGTATCGCGTACATTCGTGGTTTTGAGAAAGTCGTTATCCACCGCCGCTGCGTGAAAACCGCTGACGAGTTCAGACTTTATCGGTACAAAATTGATAGGTTTTCAGGTGATATCCTTCCTGATATAATAGACGCGCACAATCACTGCATCGATGCTATCAGATACGCGCTGGAGCCGATGATTAAACGATCAGGCGCAGGAGGCTTTATAGTCCTATGAAATTTTTCAGCAAGCGAAACGAACGCCGGATTGCGGCTAAGATCGAGAAGAAAGAAAACCCGGTAGGCGGGGCTGTTCTTTTTGAGAACAAGTACAAGGTCAAAGAAAAAAATCTCAAGGAATATTTCAAGGAAGGCTATGTAGAAAACGTCATCGTCTATCGTGCCATTCGTGAGATCGTCACGGCTTTGGGTTCGGTTGATATCGAGGTCCACAACAAAGACGGTGAGCCTATCGATGAACATCCGGCATTGAAGCTTCTCAAGAAACCAAACCCGACAGAAGGGTGGTCACAATTCCTGCGCCATGCGTTCATCGAATATTTGATCACTGGCAATATGTTTTTGATCAAATATCCGGACGCGAAGCAACCGACTGAGCTTTGGGTTATGGCGAGTAAGAACACAGAGGTACACGCGGGCGCGGTAGGACTTCCTGCGAAGTATGTTTATAATTCAGGAAACCAGAAAAAAGAATTCCATGTCGATCAGGTGACGGGTAAATCTCAGGTGTTCCAACTCAAGACGTATAACCCTGATAATGCGTTCTTAGGACTGCCGCCGATGGCGCATGTCGCATTATCGGCTGACACGCATAACTCAGGACTGCGCTGGAATAACAGCCTGCTTGAGAACGGCGCACGTCCAAGCGGTATCGTTTATTTCAAGGGCACGCCGGACAAGGCAACGCTTGGCGTCGTTCGTGAATGGTTCAAAGAAACGCTTCAGGGTAAGCGCAATGCGGGCGAAGTTCCTATTCTCACAGAGGAAGCGAAGTGGGAAAGCATGAGCGACACCGCCCGCGATATGGACTTCCTGAATACCATGCGCGAGATGGCGAAGTATGTCGCAAGCGCGTATGGCGTACCGCTTCCGTTGATCGACAATGACAGCAGCACATTTAATAATCTTGAGCAGGCGAAGGAACGTCTATGGACGGATACAGTTCTGCCGCTGTTGAATGAATTCCTTGAGGCGTTCGGCAACTGGTTATTACCTGCGTATGGAGAAGGTCTGACTTTCGCGTATGACATGGATAGCATCCCTGCCCTTGAGGGATTGAGACAGAAGCGTTTTGATCGTATGGCGAAGGCAGTCGCATCCGGCATGATGACCGTGAACGAGGCCCGCACGGCTATCGGATATGAGGAAGTAGAAGGCGGAGATACGCTGATGATCCCGTCTGGTCTGTTGCCGCTTGGCGAAGAAGACACAACCGAGGCCGATGATGATAATGCGGATATGACGCAGCCTGAAGACGACCCCGAGGATGACGATACCGAAGACGAAAGCGCAATGAAGTTTTTGAAGTCGATTGGTTACGACGCAGAAGAAATAAAGCAGATCATGGCGGAGGATTATGATGGGGATATGTAATCTGAATATTATCGTTCACAGCGAAAAACGATTTAAGTTTATACCTGATATCGTATGTTATGCGCTGGTATATACCCGCATTCCTATCCATTGGATATATAACATCACATGGTCATTCGATGAGTAAGACCTCAGATCGTATCCGGGCTATCCGTTTTGATATAGCGGTCATGCGACACATGCCGCGTTTTCGTGCTGCTATTTGCAAAGAGAAAAATCGTTTTATCGACGCGCAGATGGAATATTACAAACGCATTGGCAAGCTCTCCGATACGCTGGAACAAGAACACGCGCAGAGGCTGGAAGCGATATACCGCGAGAATTACAAGCGCATCATGAAGACCGCCGTATCTGCTGCGCCGGGTACGATATCGGGGATCAAGGCTTCCGATATCCGCGAGGTGAAATACTCTATCCATGAGAGCGCCCTATTTGAATGGTTTACGACACAGGGCGGCGCACGAGTAAAACGCACGGCCCGCGTTACAGCCAATGACGTGCGTAAGCTGGTGAGTGAAGCCTTCCAAGCTGGCGAGCCTGAAACGGACGTTATCCGCGCCGGGCTTCGCGCCAAGGGTCTGTCGGCATGGCGTGCAAACACCATCGCCCGGACGGAAACGCACAACGCAGCGGCATTTGCTTCCAGATACACGGCTGAGACAATCGCGGCTGATGCTGGTCTGACGCTGGAAAAGAAATGGCAACCCACGCTTGACGAACGCACGCGGCCTGCGCATATGGCCATGGCAACGAGCGACTATATCGGTATCGATGCGCCGTTCATTGTCGATGGCGAAGAACTCGACTATCCCGGCGATCCATCGGGAAGCCCTGAGAACGTGATTAACTGCCGATGTGTAGAGTTACGACAAGTTAAAAGGGACTATTTGTAATTTTCAAAAACGGTGTTAAAATATTATCGCAGAGGATTTTTTATGACACTTGAACGCAAACACATGGCATTCGCTGCCGAGATTAAAGCGGATGGCGACGATGGCAAAATCGGAAAGATCAAGGGCTATGGCTCTGTTTTCGGCATTGTCGATAGCTATGGCGAGAGTGTAGAGAAGGGGGCGTTTGATCGTTCCCTTAAAACTTATGGCCTGCCCGCCCTGCTTTATCAGCATAATTCGTATGACGTGATCGGCGTATGGACAAAGGCGTATGAGGATGATCATGGCCTCGTTCTGGAAGGTGAGATTAATCTCGACGTGCAGAAGGGCAAGGAAGCTTACTCGCTGGCAAAGCAGGGGGCGCTTAAGGGTCTGTCGATTGGTTTCTATACCCGTCAAAGCGAATACGACAAGGACGGCGTTCGTCACCTGATGGACGTCGAACTGCTAGAGGTTTCAATGGTGACATTCCCGGCGAACAGGGAAGCGAATATCACCGGAGTGAAGGCCGCGCACAAGAGCGAGAGAGAGTTTGAAGAATTCCTGCGTGATGCAGGATATAGCCGTACCCAAGCTAAGACAATCGTGTCTAAAGGGTACAAAGCCATTTCTGACCTGCGGGATGCTGAGGACGATGATGGTGTTGTTTCTGAACTGAAAAACACACTCAACATACTCAAGGAGTACCGCAATGACGGACGAAGTGAAGGATCTGGTAAAGCAGGTCAATGAAGGGCTGACGGCGATTAAGTCGGAAGTCGCTGGCGTAAAAGCTTCTCAAGCTGATACCGCTGAAATGAAAACCAAGCTCGAGAAAATGTCCGAGCAAGTTCTGAAAGCTGGCGAACAGCTTCAGGAATTCAACCAAAAACAAACGGCCCTCGAAGCTGCTCTTAATCGTTTTGACGAGCGCAACGATGGCAAAAAAGCCGACCCGGAGAAAGTCAAAGAAAGCAAATCCGCTTTCCGCGAATATCTGCGCGGCGGTGAAGCTGCTATCAAAGGCGGCAAGTTCAAACACACGGCTGAAGGTCTTGAGATCCGTTCGATGGCAACGGATAACAACCCTGACGGCGGCTATCTGGTCCTGCCTGAAATGGCTGACTTCATGGTTACTCGTTTGTTTGAAACCAGCCCGATGCGTTCTCTCGCTCGTGTTGTTCAGACAGGCAGCAAGTCCCTGCAAGTCGTGATTGACGACAACGAAGCAGAAGCGAACTGGGTAGGCGAAGGCACTTCAGGCGGCGAAACAGACACGCCGCAAGTCGGTCTGCTGGAAATCGTTGCTCACAAGCTGGAAGCTGAGCCGAAAGTCACAACCGAGATGCTGGAAGACCCGTTCGTGGACGTGGAAAGCTGGCTGCAAGGCAAGATTGCCGACAAGTTCAGCCGTAAGCAAAACACGGCTTTCGTGTCCGGTTCTGGCATTCTGCAACCGAAAGGCTTCCTGTCGTATTCTGCATGGTCTGTCGCTGGTACATACGAGCGCAACAAGATCGAGCAGATCAACGCTGGCGCTTCTGGCGCGGTAACTGCCGAAGGTCTGATTGCGCTGCAAGCTGGCCTCAAGGAAGTGTACCAAACAGGCGCTACATGGCTGATGAAGCGTGCTTCATACGGCTCTGTGCTGTCCCTGAAGGGCGCTGATAATTACTTCTTCGGCACGATGCTGCTGAAAGACGGTAATACGCAGCTGCAACTGCTGGGCAAGCCTGTTGTCTTCGCGGATGATATGGCGGCAATCGGCAACAACACCCTGTCGTTTGCATACGGTGACTTCAGCGTCGGTTATACGATCCTTGATCGTGTCGGCCTGAATATCCTGCGCGATCCGTACACGTCGAAAGGCTTTGTCAAGTATTACGCGACAATCCGCAGCGGCGGTGACGTCACGAACTACGAAGCGATCAAGATAGGAAAAATTCCTAGCTAATGATTAGCGGAAGGGGAGATTATCCCCTTCCTCTCTCTAACAACCAAACATGAAGGAATAGAAAATGTTTGATATGCGTTCGAATACGGTGATTGCCAAGGCAATCCAAGCAACCCTGATCGGCACGACACCGTCGAAGGGTAACATCGTTGACCTGTCTGGCTTCCAAGCCTGCACGTTCATGTTCATGACTGGTACAGTAACAGACGCGGGCGCTGCTGCTGGTTTCTCTTTTGAAATTCAAGAGAGCGCGACCACATCAGACACGGACTTCACTGCTGTTGCAAACGAAGATCTGGTAGGGCTTGAGGCTGACCTGTCTGTCACTGCTGATGGTGATGACGGCGTTCCTGTAGGATCAATCGGTTATGTCGGCAGCAAGCGTTACGTGCGCTGCGTCGTAACTGGCACAGCCGCAACAGACGCAGTTATCAACGGTATTGTTGCTCTTCAGCGTGCGGCTGTTAATCCGCCTGCGTCTGATATTGCAGCAAACATCGCTGCGACTTAATCTAGTTTCTGCGTAATTCAGGGCGGGTTTCAGGTCATGGTTGCCCGCCCTGAACGCGGATCAGGAGAATGAATGCAACACCGCGTCAAGATGATCAGAACTGTGTTTGCAAGCGAGGACGGTATCCGTCCAAAGCATTATTTAAAAGGCTATTCTTATACGATCAGCGACTACATGATGGAAATGTTCATCAACATGGGCGCGGTTGAAATGAAAGACCCGGATTATCACGATGCGTTTGAAACCCGCGATATAATCCCCGGCGTGCGCGGCAAGGGAAGGCCGAAGAAATGAGATACAATCGCAAGACCGCGACAGTCACAACGGCCCCGACTACGTTCCCCATAACGCGCAGTCAATTGAAGGAATACCTCAAGGTTGACGGTGATGATGAAGACTGCATGCTGGATATGTATATCGAAGCGGCAACGGATCAGGTTCAGAAATACTGCAATCGGTATTTTATCAATACGACAATAACCTACGTCATGGATGGATTCGGGCGCGGCGAAGATGAACGCATGGCGGCTGGCGTCTTTGAAGGCCACAAGGCTTCGGTATTGGGGCAGAACGATAGTATCAACCTACCATATCGCCCTGTATCGTCTATTACGTCGATTAAAACGACAGACCGGGCAAACACTCAAACGACGTTTTCCAGCGCGTCATACCGCCTCGATGGCGCTGGCGGGCGCGTGTATTTGAACGATGGATATACATGGCCGACTGGCCTGCGCGATTATGCAGCCGTAGAGATCGTCATGGTATGCGGTTATGGATCGAATGCCGGAAACGTCCCCGCTGCGGTTAATCAGGCGATCATGATACACGCGGCTTCACTTTACGAATGCCGTGGCGTATGTGAAATATCAGACGCGTGCAAGGCGATATTAAGCGGATACAGGGTAATGGACGGCTATGGTTTCTAAATGCAATCACTGGTCGGCCGACGCAAAGCATAGAATCATTATCCAGCGCCCGGTTGAAACAACGGATGACTACGGCGGACGCACGGTATCATGGTCGAATGTCGGGACGTACTGGGCATCGATGCAGCCATACTCAGGCCGTGAGGTGTTTTCGCAATCGGCGACACAATCACGCATTACGCATAAGGCCGTCATTCGGTATCAGTCTGGACTGAAGAATATCGCTAATATAAGCGATTATCGCGTGAGTTTTGACGATAGACTTTTTGCCGTGCAGGCCATACGCAACCTCGATAATGACATGAAATCAGAAGGCCGCGTATATCAGGAAATCAGCCTAGAGGAGAACGCGCCCGATGTTGAGGGTTGAGATTGAAGGCGGCAAGGAATTTGAGAAAGCGGTCAAGGCTTTAAAAAAGCGGGCCGATGGAAGCCTTGAGAAATGGCTTGCTGATGGTGCCATCACAACCCAGTCACTCGCACAACAGTCGATCCTATCCCGCCTGTCAAAGGGCAAGATTTACGAGCGCAAGGGCATACAGCATACGGCCTCGGCTCCGGGCAATCCGCCAAACTCTGACAGCGGCGCACTGGTAAGCAATATCACGGTTGAAAAGATCAAGGGCGGATATGACGTCGGCAGTCGCAAAGGCGCTCCATGGGGCTTATTCTTGGAATTCGGCACGGTTAAAATGCTACCGCGCCCGTGGCTTACGCCTGCATACGATAAAGCCGTGGCGCAACTTATGGAATATTTCAAGAGGGCGAAGATATGACAGATAGCCTGTTGCCCCTGATGGCGTCGATCATGACGGTTCTAAAGGCCGATGGTACTCTTACCGGGTATGTCGGACAGAGAATTTATTCGGACGTGCCTGATAACCCGACGTTTCCGTTTGTTGTTCTGACAGTTTCATCCGCGCCATATGATACGAAAACTGGAAACGGAATGGAACATACGGCGCAGTTCAGTATTTTCTCGCGCAAGACAAACGTGCAGGAAATCGGAAATATCCGCGCCCGCATTTATACCCTTCTGCATAACAATACGATCGCGTTGTCATCGGCCTCGGTTGATAGTATACTATTTACGGGACTTGCCCCCGTTTTCAAAGACCCTGATGGGCAGACGTGGCAGGGCGTCGCTCAGTACAGAATTGTCATAGGAGAGTAGAACATGGCATATAACGGGCGCTTGATGCTGATTAAAATGGATATCGCTTCTGTCGATACGACAATCGCCGGGCTGCGCGATACGTCGATCACGATCAATGAACAGGAAGTCGATGTAACAACAAAGGATGACGCTGGCATTCGTCAATTGCTGGACGGTCAAATTCTCCGTTCTCTGACAGTCTCGGGATCAGGTGTTCTTCAGGACGCTTCGGTATGCGCGTCGGTACGCACGGCAGCCATGGCCGGAACTCACCTTGATCTGACAGTCGTTATCCCCGGAGATAACACCGCAGGCGGAAGCTATACAGGTCTTTTCCGCATTACCTCGTTTGAGGAAAGCGGCGCACACGCGGGCGAACAGCAATATTCACTGAGCCTCGCATCGGCTGGCGCAGTCACGTTTACACCAGCGAGTTAATCTTCCAAGCTAGGTTTAACTGGGGGGCTTTTTGCCCCCCTTTTTTTATGGTACGGTTACATAAAGGAGACATAACCATGACTGAAGTAACGAATATTCGCGGACTATTCACCGTTGATCTGGCCGGGCAAGAACGAACATTAAAGGCAAGCTTTGAAGCGATTGAACGCCTTGAGGGTGTCGTATTCAAAGGCCCGATTATCACAAAGCTTCAGGACGCGACGCAGGGAAAAACCAGCTTTAACGACGTTGTCGGCCTGATCCATACTGGCCTTATCTGCAATAAGGATACACGCCTGAGCCGTGAGCAAGTCGGGACGGCGGTATTCGAGGCGGGCTTTGTAAACTTCATCCCTGTTTACATAGACTTTCTAACCTACTGCATCACAGGCGGGCAGGAAGGGAAAAATACAGAACAGGGGGAATAGTATCCCGGCGCTTTCCGATAGAGAACTATTATCGTTTGGCGCTGGGTGTGTTAAAATATACACCAGATCAATTCCGCGAGATGACCCTCGCTGAGTTCATACTAGCAATGGACGGAGTAGCGATAGCCAATGGCACCTATTCCACCGGAGTGACGTGGAACGAAGTGTTAGAGGCAGAACGCGCATGGCAAAAATCACAATCGCGGAATTAGTTGCCAAGTTCACAGGCGATACGACTGGACTTGAGAAGTCAGTCACAAAAGCGACAGCAGTAATATCAAAATATACGGCATTGGCTGGGGGATCGGCAGTTGCAGGCACGATAGCCCTCGCGCGCGCGCAGATGAAAGCCATAGACGCGAATGTTGATCTGGCCAATCAGGTCGGTATCAGCACAAAGTCGCTTGCGGCCATGAAGCTTGTCTTCGATGAAAGCGGCACGTCTGCAAACAATCTATCCGGCGCTCTTGGCCTCATGCAGCGCAATCTCTTTGCAGCGGCGACAGGAACCGAAGCGCAGAAGGTTGCAATTCAGGCGCTTGGTTTGGAGATCGACACCCTGATAAACATGTCTCCGGACCAGCAATTCGGCGCACTGGCCGAAGCTATTTCAGAGATTGAAAACCCGACTGTAAGGGCGGGTGTGGCGTCACAGATATTCGGGCGCAACGCAAAAGAATTGATGATCGTATTCGATGATTATTCCGCGAAGATGGAAGAAATCACTGCGTATCAGGAAAAATTTAATCTTAGTGTATCGAATATAGACAGCGAGAAAGTCGGCGCGGCAAACGACGCATTGGCCCGCGTGTTCTCTGTCGTTCAAGGCATTGGAAACGCGATTGCTGTCGAAGTCGCCCCGGCAATATCTGTCATGTCTCAAGCGGTTCTGGATTCGCTTCCGTCGTTCAATAGTGTTGATGATGTCGTCAGAAAGATCATTGACAGTATCGCGGTTATGGGTGAATTCGCCCGCAGGTCATTCCATGGAATGCAGGTGTCTTTGCAGGCCGTAGAGGTTGCAGGACTAAAGACGATCAAGATACTCAATCCGCAAAAATGGTTTGGGCAAGAGGGCAAGGAATTTGATGCCATCCTTGGCGGAGCAGAACGGAAGCTCAATGACACAATAAACGCATTCGATCCAGAGGATACACTTGTCGATAAGCTTTACAAGGCCCGCGCCAATGCTGAAACAAAGGCGCTAGAACAGGTTCGTATTGCCGCAACCAGACGCAAGGCCGGAACGTCTGCTGATATTCTGGGAGAGATTTTCAACTCTAAAAAAGCAGACGACGCTAAAGAATCCGTCGATAAAGTCACAGACGCTTATAAAGAACTGATCAAAGAGCAAGAAAAATTCAGCTCGGACGTTGCAAGTACGTTCTCCGATTTTACAAAGTCGATCATGCGCGGTGAAAGCGTTCTCGATAGTTTCAGGTCGAAGGTCATGGACGTTTTCGGATCGATCATAGACAGCATGTTTCAGATGTCGTTCGGAGGAAAATCCGGCGGCGGTCTTGGCGGCACGATTGCAGAAGCCCTGTTCGGAGCTTTCGGTATCGGATCAAACCCCGTCATGGATACGTTCGGATCGGCGATGTCGAATTATAATTCCATCGCCGGATCGATAAAATTCGCAGACGGTGGTGTCGTTTCTGGCCCGACTGTTTTCCCGATTGGCAATAAACAAGGCATGATGGGAGAGGCTGGTCCAGAGGCGATCATGCCACTGACACGAGGCCCCGGTGGAAGGCTTGGCGTTGCGGCGCACGGATCAGGCGCAACCGTCAACCAGACGCTTAATTTCAGCCTTGGCGTGCAGCAAACGGTCAGGGCCGAAATTGCATCACTCTTGCCACAGATACAAGCCGCAAGCGTCGACGCGGTGCAAAACAGCATTAATCGCGGGAGCATGAAGACATGACGATCACGTATCCACTCTCATTCCCGACAGTCGGCACCGTTCAATCTACATTTAGGTTACAACATATTGTAGGGTCCAGCCGTTCGATATTCACAGGTGCGCGGCAAGTGTATCGCCATCAGGGTGAATGGTGGGAAGGCGAAGTTACATTCCGCCCGGTTAATCACGTACAAGTCGGGCAGATCAAGGCGTTTCTCGCGGCACTTGCTGGGCAATACGGTACGTTTCTTTATGGCGATCCTGATTATCTCGCAAAGGGTGCTAATGGAACGATTGCCGGGACGCCACTGGTTAATGGAAACCAATCGGCATTGTCGAATACGCTGGCGACAAAGGGATGGACGCCATCATCGGCGGTATTCAAGAAAGGCGATTATTTCCAGCTTGGAAGCGGATCGACTGCCCGCCTGCATATGGTCACTGAAGACGCCACGGCTGACGGATCAGGAAACGTCACGTTATCGATTGAGCCGCGCCTGCGTGCTTCTGTTTTGGATAATGCAACGATAACCGTGGCCGATCCTATGTGTGTCATGTCGCTTGTTGGAAACCCTGTGGAATGGTATAGCAATCAATCATCAATCTATCAGGTAAGTCTGTCATTCAGGGAGGCGCTTAATCTATGAGCCGCGATCTTGATACAGACCTTGCAACCGAGGTACAAGCGGCGGCGCTTATGCCGATATTCCTTGTTGAAGCGTTGTTCGACAGCGGCGCAGTTCGACTGTGGAACGGATACGGCGATATTGTATGGGGTGCGGATACATACACAGGCGGCGGCGATCTTCTCAAGGTTACTGATATTAGCGAAACGCAGGATATTCAGGCGCAGGGGTGTAAGTTCATTTTGTCCGGAATATCCTCGGAGATTATCAGCCTTGCCTTGACTGAAAACTTCACAGGCCGCACAGTCAATATGTATTTCGGTTGCCTCGATAGCACAGGCGCATTCGTTGGCGATCCATATCAGATTTTCTCCGGTATCATGGATACGCTAGAGATTAAGGAAACAGGAGAAACATGCGACGTCACATTGAGCGCAGAAAACAAGATGATCGACCTTAAAAAATCAAAGGTAAGCCGATACACAAGCGAAGACCAGAAGCGCACATATTCAAGCGATAAGGGCTTCGATTATGTCCCTGCAATTCAAGAGAAGGAAATCATATGGGGACGCAAAACGCCAGTATAAGACGTCATCCGGATTGGCCTTTGCGCTTGTCTAGTTTTATCAAGGCATCACAAAACCTCGCGTTTCAATGGGGAATAAATGATTGCAGCCTATGGGTTGCAGATGCTGTTCTATGTCTCACTGGCCATGACTTCAGCGAAGCATGGCGCGGACGTTACAAGTCACTCGATGAACTGCGCGAGATTGTAGAAAATGAATACGGCGGAAAGGTCGAGAATATCGTCATCGAGGCGCTTGGCGACCCAATACCATTCACCCGCAAAGCCCAGCGCGGCGACGTTGTTCTGGTTGATGATAATGATCTGGGGACGATTGGCATCGTAGACGATACAGGTCGATACGTTGCCATGCTTTCAATCGACAGGGGGCTTGCGCGTGTACGTATAACCGATAGCATGAAGGTCTGGCACTATGGGTAAGGTTTTAGGATTGGTTGCGAGTGCTGCGCTTGCGCCGTTCACTGGCGGTCTGAGCTTCAGCCTGTCTGGTTTCCTTCTGTCAGTCGCTTCCAGCCTTGTCATGAGCGCCGTATCTCGTGCGCTTGCGCCAAGACATAAAAAGCCGTCGTCATTCTCATCTGACTTTTCCGCGCAATCATCCGGGCTGACGCAGACTGTCAGAGAGCCGCTAGGTTCTCATAAGGTCATCTATGGTCAAACACGCGTCGGCGGAAATCTCGTTTATGTGACAAGCTCAAACGAGAATAAATATCTGCATTACGTCATGGTAGTCGCATCGCATGAAGTTGAAAGCATCGATGAAGTATGGATAAACGACGTATGTATCCCGCCTGATGCGATCAACGGATCGAATATCGTCACGTCCGGGCGCTTTGCAAATAAAGTCAGGATTAAAAAATATCTCGGTACGTCTGGGCAATCTGCTGATAGTGACCTGATTAGCGAGAGCGGCGGTGAATGGACAACCAATCACAAACTTTCTGGCCGCGCATATCTGTATATTCGCTTTGAATACGACAGCGATAAATACCCCGGTGGACTGCCACAAGTAAGTTGCTTTGTGAAGGGTAAAAAAATCTATGACAACCGCACGACCTCGACGCGATGGACGCCGAATATGGCGTTGGTGCAGTACGATTATTTTACCAATGATATTTATGGCGTTGCGGCTGATGGTGATATTGATCTTGATACTATGGATGCTAGCGCGAATATCTCGGAAGAGATAGTAGACGTATCGAATGTTAACTTCTCTGTCACTTCTGTAGCATCTAGTACGGATATCATCACGCTATCGGGCGATATGCTTTCACTTATTCTCGGTGACAGGGTAACGATTGCAAGCTCTGGATCGGTCCCCGGTGGACTATCTGCCGCGACTGATTATTACGTCATCCCGTATCAGTTCAAAGACACTCCGCGCATTAAGCTTGCATTGAGCCTCGATGATGCGATTGACGGAACTGAGATTGATATAACAAGTGCCGGGACTGGGACGATCACAATCACGAAAACCGGAGAGCCGCGATATTTTGGCGGCGGCGTTATTGATACCGACAAGACGCTGGAAAGCAATATCCAAGACCTTTTGAGCGCCACTGGCGGGCGTGCGATATACGCGGGCGGAAAATGGCGCATTAAGGTGGCGGCATATGAAGCCCCGACAATCACTATAAGCGAGAATGATTTTGTCGAGCCTGTGATTATCAATACACGCCTGAGCCGCCGTGAACGCTTTAACGAGATCAAGGGCGTATATCGAAGCCCGTTCAATTTCGACGTATCCAGCGACTATCCATTCGTAAGATCCAGCACGTATATCACGGACGATAACGGCGAAACGATCACGAGTGATTACGATCAACCGTTTACCCAGCGCCCGCAGAATGCGAAGCGTATCGCCAAGATAGAGCTTTTGCGAAGCAGGCAGGAAATTGTCGTAAAGGGTACATGCAATCTGAATGCCATGCGCCTGCAATGCGGTGATACGGTTAATCTCACATTGGCTAAGTTCGGTTTTTCCAGCAAGATTTTCGAGGTGACAAACTGGTCACTCGCAAGCCGTGATGGAAACGACGCAGAAGGTCCTTCTTATGTTGTCGAACTGGTTTTAAGGGAAACGGCTTCGGCTGTATTCGATTGGTCAACAAGCGAGGAAAGTGCAATCGATCCAGCGCCGAATACAACACTTCCCGATGCATTTGATGTTGGTGTCGTTACTGGTTTCAGTCTCGACAGCTATCCGGTCAACACAAAGGAACTCGACAGGATTTATAACGTGATCGCCACATGGGACGCGCACGATAACCAATTTGTCGTAAGCGGCGGGAAATATGAAATTCAGTATCGCGAGACAACCGATACTGAATACAAGTCAGCGGGGACCGTGGCGGGAGATACCCTTGAGTTTATTCTCCCGACATTGAAACCAGACGTCCTTTACGATATCAGGATTTTCGCGTACAATGGCTTTGGAGTAAGGTCTGCCGCTACAGTTATTAATAACTTCCAGGCGGGCCAAACAGTCACCACGAACACGGAAGACTGGGAAAATGAAAGTTTGGCGCGTGATACGGACGATTGGGAAACTGATACACTCACAAGTGAAGATTGGGAAGCATGATGAAACTGCAAGCTACGCCTCCGGAAAAAAAGACAGTGGCAATGACGCAGAAAGAGTGCGTCAAGCAGGCGCATTACAAGACTATTGATACTGGGCGCAGGCAGATTGTCGATATTGTCGCACAAGACGGAACACGGACCACAGAAGAACGCCCGATCACTGAAAAGGTTTTTATACCAGCACTTTTTGAAGATAAACAAATCACGGCTGAATTTTGGCAGGTTAAGACCCAGCTTTTAAATGGCGATTGGGAAACGCACGAATTTGCCACAGAAGAAGACGCTAACGCATACTATAGGGGTCTTTAATGCCTACACAGGTACAGATTAGAGGATCTACACAAGCGACACAGGAAGCTCGTACTCTTGCTACAAGGGAGCTTGATGTAAACACGACTGATAAGCGCATTTCAATTCATGACGGGTCAACTGTTGGCGGTACACCACATTCTACGTGGATAGACGTTCAAAACAATGAATACACCTATGCCGCCGGAACCG